CATTTGCCGGCCCAGCGACAGAGTAGCCCGCTGGGGCGAGAAGAATTCGCTTTAAGAAGCTGTCATCAGACTCCATTACAGCCGGAATATTATTAATTTGATCAGCGGGCGTAATCGTTTGACGATAAACGCCGAATCTAGCTCCGATCTGTTCTAGATCAGATCCACGGGCAAACGATATTAAAACAGCTTTGACTGCATCATTTATGCGCTGTCGTAAGAGCATTTCTCGATACGATGTCGTTTGTAGTATTTTAGCGCAGACATCAGATTCAACGATATCCGCATCTGTAAATTGCGGATTATCTGCTCGGAAATTAACAAGCTGCTGTTGATAGATCGTCTCAAAGTCCAGCTGCTCGATGATTGTCGGAGCCGGAAGTTGAGACAGATCAATCTGAGATAGATTTGCGTTTTGATATTGCTGTTGCGCCATTCCTATCTAATGGCAGGACAAACACAACAGATTTAGACTCCTGATTTCCACGCAAGGGGGGCATGGAAATTATTTCTCGATCGTATCGATAATATAATTCAAGATTCTCTGCTCATCATCGTAATTTAGTCCGAGCAATTTTCTGACAGGATAGCGTTTGATCCGCCTCAGATATTTCTCAGTCAAACCATTTTGATGGACTTCGGCCATCTTGGCCGCTTTACCGAGGAACCCAACCCATGCTTCACCAGCTTCATTATCAATGCCAGACTTCAGGAATCGAGCTGTCCTAATTTTCTGAAACATGGGACGAGACAAATCTGACAACTTATGCTCATTATCATGTAATCTCTCATGATCTCGTGAGTCTTTTGGCAAGAACCACTTTTTTTCTGGCTCATTTTTAACGTGAAATATTTTCTCCCAGAGAAAGACTTCTTCATGTTCTCCCCCTGTTATTTCATCAAAGCCAGTAATATATTTACCCTGACTATCCTTGCCTTTACCGCTTTTATAAATTCTCCAAGTCGATAAATATACCAAGCGCGCTTTACGATATTTTCCGGTATCGTAGGCATCATAGATAAATTTTATAGGATGAAGAGTAATTCGGGGATGATTGCGTTTTCTTTTTGGGTAGGGTTCACCATCAGGTTGTTGCTGCGCCTTAATATGTTTCTGCTGAGACCGTTTCATATCTGCAGAAATTTTTTTGAGTAACTTTTCCCGATGGGTCTCGCTCAAATTATTGAGTATTTTACCCGCAAATTTTTCAATCGGGGTAAAGTCTAATCCCTGTATTTTTTGTTCCATTATTTCGTAACAACGAATTCATTATTAACGTTAATATCGAGCAACTTCGAGATATAACTCGTCTCTGATTGAACAATACCGCCCGTTTCTAGCTGATGTTCTGCTACTCTGTTGCCTTCATCGTCAACTGTGACAATGACTGACTCATTGAGATCAATTCTGATGATAATCAAAGCACGATCGTCGTCGAGCTGATTAATCTCAAAGTGATACGGTTCGTTGTTTTTATCATGAAGCAAATCATGCTGCTGCTCGTGAACGAAGTCGTTGAGCAACAGAAACAAGTCATCGAGACCGATATGGGTTGAGTAGTCATCAATAGCGATCAAAACGCTATAATATATAGCAAAATTCGGATTATCATTGTCGACCTGTCGGATCGAACCTGCCGTTACGATCAGATCCAGTTTTTCTGGAAACTGCTGCAGATATGAAAATTTCTGAAGCAACAGATTTTTGAGAAGATCAGCCTTTTTCATTTACAGGTATCCGGCACAGACCAGTTTACAAGACGATTAAGACGGTCAGCATTGCTACGATATCCCAGTGCCAATTTTTCGATTGCTGTCCGCAAATCGACAGGTATCGTTGCCGACTGAGCAGGGAAGGCAGGGACGGCATCAGCACAGATAAGCAGGTCTGCGGGTGGTCTATTCTCGACTTTGACAGCAATGGGTGGGGCAGAAAGTCTGGTATGATCAGCGCAGCTCGATAACGTTGTTAATAGCGCCGATCCAGTCAGCACTAATCTGATCATTTTTGAGTGCAGCATTCTGTTTTTCCAATTCTGTGATAGCTGCTTTTTGGCGCAAGGCTGAGGCTTGGGCTGCTTTCATGTCAGCATCTGACAGTTGAGACTGTTTCTGAGCATTATCAGCCAATGCTTGGGCTGTTGCTGTAGCACTATCTGTTTTAAAATTGTGGAGATCACGGATCGCGTCGAGGCAATGCAACTGATCAGATCCCGCGATCTGACAAGCTGTCACGAATTTTGTGTGCTGATGATTGCCCCATGCCCACAATCCTGCTGCGACTATGGCGAGCAATGCTAGAATGATGTAGCGGTCATTTTTGCCTGACGTGAAACCAGTTAGACGGGCGATCAGTGGTGCTAAACTCAACACAGATCAATCTCCTCTAAAAACGCTTTAACATCAAAGGACGGACAGGCTTTTTTGACATCTGGCCAGTCTCGATGACCAAGAATTTTCGCATTTGGATAAAGCGTTTTCAGAACCCCCAATCTATTGGCCAAGGCATGCTTCTGTGCTTCGGTTCTTGTATCAGCGGGCTTTCCGTTGGCTTCGACACCCCCAACATAGCAAATTCCAAGGTTGCCAGTATTATGGCCACCTACATGTGCGCCGCGCTGATTATATTGCAGCGTCTGAACGTCATTCCCATCCAACTCAATCACATGATGATAGGAGGGCTGGCCAAAGCGCTTTTCATCCCATTCCGTAATTTCAGAGGCCTTATTATCGCGCCCCCTAGGTGTTGCTGCACAGTGGACTGTAATAAAATGGATCTGAGTTTCATCCATCCATGCCGGATTATTCTTATTCATTTCTTGCCCCCGAAAATTTTATCTTTGATTAAATTAGGTAGAGAAGATGCGGCATCGGATGCCGTTTGAATGAATTTTGGCGTGGCACGGTATGCAAAGAGGGCGATTAGAAAGCTCGTGCTCTGCGCGAAGAATTCATCAAAATGGAAAAATGCTTTCAACCCGACGACCGAATACCAACTGACTGACACGCCGACTAAATATGCCGCACATCGATCTCTCCAGTGCAAATTTGATTCATAAAATTGCGCTATGGTTGCGCCGATCGCTGATGGGATTAGAGCCGCAATCGTCGTCCAGATCGTCGTTAAAAATTCGTGAGATAGCTGTTTCATATTTTAGTCCCAAAGCTGGACGACATCAGATGTTTTTGCGGTCGGGACATCGTCTGGAATAATAATTTGAGTGCCTCTTGGTAGCACTGCTCCGATTGTTGCTAGGTTCTGATTTGCGGCCAAAACTGCAGCAACGCTCTCGGAGCCAAGGCCAGCATCGCGCCATAGAAGAAGATCAAGCGTATCGCCTTCTTGGGCAGTAAGGATGCTGCTCATATGAGAGCCGCTGCGACGCGCTGCTCTCCGATGATATCTCGGATAGCGTAGAGTCCGTCTCGACGCAGATCGCCTGAGGCTGGCTCTAAATCATCGGTCTCATGCCGCCCATGTCGAGTACGATCGACATCACGATAGCTGTCGATTAAATCTGCCCGCGTGTAACAGCCGACAGCTTGAAAATATTGCGTCGCTAATGTCGACTGCCCATCGATCTGATCAGATGACACATCAGCTAATTTTAGAAATCCAGCTGATATCTGTGTTTTTTTCCAACTAGACAAATCACGATTGACAGAAATCATAGAGCGAATAACAGCTTGGCGGAGACGATCGGCTGTAATGCTCTCCAAGATCCGAAAGCCTGATCGGATATCAGCTGTATCGATATTCGGGAAAAAACCGTCATTCGTTATGATGCGATCATCGGGTTTATAATTTGCGACAGAGTTGCTGACACTCTGGAATCCAGCCTCGCTCATTCTGACCGCCTGTATTTTCTGTTTTTAGGTTTGCGGGGGTGGGGATCAGTATGAACGACGATATCTGATGATTTGTCGTTCTGCCGATCCGCCCCCGCTGCCGGTTTGGCACCTGTTTCCTTTTCGGAATCTTGTAAAACTTGTTTCTCAAGCGTACGGATCTGCTGTTTAACGCCTGCTGTTTGACTGAGATCGAGAGCCGCCCGTAACGTTTCCAATGCCTTTTCAGGATTGGAACAAAGCAATCCTTGCGCTTTATAAAGACGGGCGCGCATGTCATCAGACATGTCATATCCTTCCGTCATATCTGCGACTTGATCTAAAACATCAGGATCAAATTCCTGTTTTAAATCAACTGCATATAGTGCAGCGTTAGTAACTTCTGTCACAAGCGCAGAGGCAACATCACGAGCAAATCGGTCGGGCAGAGGCAAGTTGTACTTTAGCAAATGCTGTGCAATTTCGAGCGCGGTACAATAATCTCCGACATCAAGTTTCCAGATGAAATATGTGGCAACAATTTCATTTTCTGCTGCTGTGCCCGTTTGTTTTGATTTCTCAAGAACAGCTGCAACATAGTCATCATATGCAGGCAAAATTTCACGCTTGATTGCAATTTTGCGTTTCATAGACTTGAAAGATTTTAAACGCCGCAAATCATGGATGAGCTTGACAGAGATTTGAGCTGTTTCGACGCCGACAGACCCAACTTGCTGCTTATTTAACCGGACAGCATTCGATTGCTGTCCGGCCATTTTTAGCTTGTATCGCTGTACTGGAGACAACGACATAATTAGCCGCCCGTTTTACCCGTCGTATCATCACTCGAAGCCGGAGTTGGAGCGGCAGGTTCTGCTGTTTTGCCTGCATCCAAAAGCTGGATATTTTCTGCGAAAACAGCCAGACCCATATCTTCAACAACAAAGGCTTCGTTGACTGAATTGTAGTTAACCACACGATCACGATTAGGCTCATCTCTGAGCAACCGACGGCGACTAGCGGCCTGTGCATAGATCGACAGATTCTTGAATGTCGTCAGGCACAATGCATTTTCGGGGAAGAAGGGTACCTGATAGACCGGACGACCACCCAAGGTGACATTGGCTAGTAGCATATCGCGAGCGACCTGTTTTACCGTATCGTTACCTGCGGCACCAATCAGCTTGAGATATTTGTCATGCAACATACCGTAGCCGGTTAAAACGACAAGATCGCTCCGACTCCGATACCAAGGATCGAGCATCGAATTCATATCAAAGACCATCTGATCCAGATTGATATAATCGCCAGTGCCGGTATCAGTGATCTGCCAGATTTTCTGGTTTTTGCTCGCCGATGCCGGCAAATATCCTTTTGATCCGGCACGCCGCATTTTTTCGAGCCATCCGATGTTCACGTCCTGAAGCATCGGGTTTTTCACAAGGTCAGTCGGTGAGACAACACTTGTACCATTCAAGCCGATACAGATCCGATCGAGAGCTTCCTGCTCGACGATAAGCTGGTTAAAAATTTCTTGAAAATTCGGAAGATGTGCCCACAGATCAAGCTTTTCATACGAAATAGCGACATCATAATTTGTCTTTTCACAGCGATATTCGTATTTTTCGGCAGTATCAGTCGGGTCGGTCGGGTTGCGCTCGGTGTTTGGGGCATTGCGTTGTGCATTGCGGCTTTTTGATCCAAGGCCAATAACTTGACCTGACTGGTTCTGGACAAGAACACCGGAATTAATTTCACTCAAAAATGCACTCGACTGCTGGATCGCTTTTTCCATGTTCTGGGCAGGAACCGGAGCAACAGTAAAATGCGAATTGAGCCGATCAATTGATTTCAGTCCGTTAAAATTGGCAATGTTTTTGAGTATTCCATCAAATTTTTCTCGCGTTACTTCCAACATTATAAATTACCTGTTCTAAAGTGGGATAAGGACGAATTGAGCGCTAAAATTGCGACAGGATACTGGCCGGATTGCCGCCCGATACGGGTTCACGCTTGAAGTTATTCGACGGAGAGTTTTCGACTTTTTCCTGAAAAGCTGTAAAAGCTACGAACTGCTTTTCAATTTCGGCAAATTTCTTGTCATCAGCTTCTTTTGATGTCGCAACAACAGAGACTAATTCGCTGACAGCATTGCTGATTTCTTTAAAAGCAGCCGAATAGTCAGCCTGAGCCACCTGCTCTTTAGCTTCTTTCTGAGGTTCTGGAGCTGCAGGTTCTTTAGCTTTAACCGCGTCAATATTGGAAATGCCCAAAATAGCTTTTCCGATACTGTTGAGTTTCTGCAAAATGGATTCGTGGGTATCTTTCTGCAGCTCGAAGCATTCACAAAGAGAAGAAAATTTCTGCTCTTGCGTTTTTGAGAATTTGGCGACTTCTGTGCAGAGTGATGCAGGACTGTCTGTGATTGCGAGGCCAGTTAGATACCATTTGTCTGTATCTGCAAATTTGGGCGTAGCTTCGATAGACCAATAAACTTTTTGATCTTTAGCACTTAGCTCTAAAAATTCGTCGTTTACTTCAACGACGGCATATAAAGCGAGCTGCGTTTGCTCAACACCATCAACAGAAAAAGTATATTCTTCGGCTGATAATGATTTAACAGTCCCATATGCCGGAAACTGCCCATTCGGAAGAGGTGTTACTCCGGCAATGTGTTCGCAATTGAGACGGGCGGCATAGACGTTGGGATTATACGTGTCCGCCATATTCTGGATCATATCACGATCGATAGTGCGTTGATCACTTGTATTCCCAGAGACGGCAACCCGAATTGGTTTGCTTATTTTCGGCATTTTCTGTCCACGTTGAATTAATTAGCAACAACGTGCAGAGCAAAAACCGATTTCTCAACAAGCAGATTTCCACGCAAGGGGGGCGTGGAAATTAGCACCCACTTTTTTTGTAAAAAATCAATAATCATTTCCGAATGAGTAATATAATTGAATTCGATCAAAATCGGAAAATCGATAGGAGGCGACAAGCGAGAAGTCTCTACTGGCAAGGATGGCCAGTCAGCGAGATCGCGTCTGAATTAAGTCTGCCTATATCAACAATCAGCTCATGGAGATCGCGAGAAAAATGGGACGATACGCCCCAAGTTAAGCAAATGGAGAGCTGCATCAATACTCGCTATGCCGCACTCATTGCGAAATCCAAAAAAACGGGCGGAGACATGAAAGAGATTGATCTACTCGGCAGACAGATCGCTAATCTAGCCCGCATCAGAAATTATGAAAAGACGGGTAAGTCAGATGACTTGCGAGAAGCGCCTCGAAAAAAGCCAGTAAGAAAGAAGAAGAATCACTTTACAGCAGAGCAGGCTGAAAAGCTTCGGCAGATTTTCGAAGATGGACTGTTCGACTATCAGCGGCTTTGGTGGGAAAACCGCAATCAACGAAATCGCATGATCCTGAAGTCTCGACAGATCGGGGCTACTTATTATTTCGCGTTTGAGGCGTTAATTGATGCAATCGAGACTGGACGTAATCAGATATTTTTGTCTGCATCACGCGCGCAGGCTCTTCAGTTCCGCTCATATATAGTTGGATTTGCGAAATTAGTTGGAGTTGATCTTAGCGGAGATCCGCTGATGATTAGCAGCGACCTGATTGAAAATCAGCCAGATGCTGAATTGCATTTCATCGGGACAAATTTCAGAACAGCACAGGGGCGACACGGTAACTTCTATTTCGATGAATTCTTCTGGACACATGGTTTCGAAGAACTTTTCAAAGTCGCTTCAGGCATGGCGATGCAGAAGAAATACAGAAAAACGTATTTCTCAACGCCATCAACGATTTTGCATCCGGCTTATGAATTTTGGACGGGTGATAGACGGAATCGAAGACTAAAAAAATCTGAACAGCTTGATATCGATGTTTCATACGAGACGCTCAAGCGAGGTCTGCTCGGTGCAGATGGTATTTGGCGCAATATCACGACAATTCATGATGCGGTGGCCGGTGGGTGTGACCTCTTCGACCTCAACGAGCTATTAAATGAATATAGCCCAGATCAGTTTGCTAATCTGCTCGAATGCCAGTTTGTCGATGATAGCCTGTCTGCATTCCGATTTAACGATCTCCAGCGCTGTTTTGTCGATGCAGCAGTAGATTGGGAGGATGTAGACTTAGTAAAACAGCATCCCTACGGGGATCATCCAATATGGGCAGGTTATGATCCCCAGAACAGTGAAGACGGTGATAACGCTGCTTTAGTCATCATCGCCCCGCCCAAGAAAGCTGGCGGTAAATTCCGAATCTTAGAACGATACCAACTCAAAGGTTTGGATTTTCAGCAACAAGCCGAATACATCGTAGCAACGCTTAGTCGCTATAATTGCACATATCTCGGTATTGAGCGGAGCGCCATTGGAGACGCGGTATGTCAGTGCCTTGGCAACCGCATCAAATGCCTGTCTCGAATTGAGTATTCTATCGAGACAAAGCAGAGGATGGTCATGAAAGCCCAGAACGTCTTTCGTCTTGGAAGACTAGAAATGGACGCTGGCTGTGTCGATATCGTCAGTTCATTTATTTCAATTAAAAAGACAATCACAAACAGCGGTCATTCGGTCACCTTTAAATCTGACAGAGCAAAAGATACTGGCCATGCCGATCTGGCTTGGTCTGTCATGCATGTATTGATCAATGAGCCACTGGATGGCGATCCCAAATCCAATATGATTAAGGTAGATTTTGTATGAGCCAGAGCCAAGACATTGCTGTCACAAAAAAGGACGGCGTATCAGTTTTCACATTCGGTGAACCGGAGCCAACAAGAGGCATTGATTTCATCAATACGATGCAGTGCTACAGCACTGGGAAATGGTACGAGCCACCATTTCTGCCAGATGCTATCTCACGGCTATTCCAGTTATCGCCGCATCATGCCTCAGCGATTATTCTAAAACGGAACCTGCTGACAGATGCGTTTGTACCTAATAAATATTTGAGCCGGTCTGCTTTTTCAGCAATGGTTTTCGACCTTTTGGTGTTTGGGAATGCCTACTGCGAAATAGTTAAGACCAAGGTTAACACACCGTATCAAATTAGACATGCTATGGCGCTCTATACTCGACGCGGGTTGGAAGACGATCAATTCTTCTGGGTGCCTCTCGTTAAAGATGAAGTCGAATTTGAGAACCAAGTCGTTCAGATCCGGCAACCCGACTTTAATCAAGAAATATACGGACTACCAGAATATCTTGGGGCAATGCAGTCAGCCGCTCTCAATCATGCCTCTACGGTATTCAGGATGCGCTACTATCGCAACGGATCGCATGCCGGATTTATCTTATACATGTCCGGTAACTTGGATAATGACAGTCTCCAGAATATCAAACAGCAGCTCGAGAAATCACGGGGACAGAATAACTTCAAGAATATGGTTGTTCACTCTCCAAATGGGAAGAAGGGCGACATCGAACTCATCCCGATTGCCGAGGTTGGAGCGAAAGATGAATTCTTAAACATTAAAAACGTTACACGCGATGACATTCTAGCATCACATCGAGTGCCTCCTCAGCTGCTGGGAATGGTACCGCCCAACGGCTCTGGTTTTGGGGATGTGAGCAAAGCGATGGAGTCATTCTATCAGCTAGAGATTAAGCCTCTCACTAGAATGTTCGAGGAGGTTAATGACGTGATCGGTCAGCAAATTATATCGTTCGAGCTCCCAGCGCTGCAGTAACGCTGTAGGTCTTTACAGACATAAAAGGGTGGCTCCGGCCACCCTTTTTTTGTGCTTTTATCGCTCGATCTAATACTCTAACGATCCGTATCAAAACCCAATACGTGAACTAAAATATTAGGAACTACTATTTTTTTGTTATATCCTTTGCGTTCGGTACCAAGCCCAACCAGCCCGCGCCATAGATGTCGCTTTTCTACGCATTTTTTAGTTCGACGCGAGTAACAAAATGTCGCACAAAATAGCCCCTAAAACGCAAAGTTTTTTAGAAAAATGCCCATTTTTACTGTTCGCAAATAAACGCATGCTCAACGCACTTTGTAAATAGTAAAAAACGGGCAAAAAAAACGCTTATTTTCTCAAAACCTAGACAAATTTTTCGGCTAAAATTTCACGGACTAGAGTTATCATCGTTTTCCCTTCATCCATGGCCTGAAGTTTCAGCTTTCTATGAATGTCTGCGGGTATATCCAGAGACACACGCTTTGTCTTTTCCGCGCTATCATCGGCATTCCGCTTCGCAACCCACTGATCAACATCAGACGGCTTTTTAACGGCACGAGAAGGACGCGTTAAACTGATTGAAGATGCAGTCTTGCTCATAGCGAAGCTCCTAATTCCAGTAATTCATTTTTAATAGCTGTGATCTCGTCTGCTGCGAAATTCCGTTTATCGGGATAATCGAATACCGATAGACCGTCTAATGCACTCTCAGCAAAGCGGACACGCTGTGATAGCTGACTATTTAATAGAGGTAGCTGATGACTGGACAGGGCATCGGCTACTTTTTTAGAAATAGCAGCACGCTTGGTAACTCGGTTTAAAACAAAGCAGGATTGAATATTTTTCAACTGATTAGCTTCAGCTATCAGGTCAACAATCTCTTCAGTCGCCCATATATCAAAAGCGGAGGGCTGGACTGGAATAACAATAATATCAGAAGCGATGATAGCTGAACGAGCGAGGTCTGTTACCCGAGGCGCGCCATCAATAATAATATAGTCGTAATCTGAACGGTATTTCTCAATCCGTTTATGCAAATCAGATTCAGGGATATGAAGGCATTCTATCGTATCGTCTGGCAAGGCCTGTTGCCGAGCAACTGACCAATCTAACGCGCTTCCTTGAGGATCAGCATCCAGTAATAATACACGTTGATCAGCACGCTTCAGCGCAACGGCTAAGTTTATAGACAGAGTAGTTTTCCCTGCTCCACCTTTTTGATTCAATATTCCAATTATCATGGTCAGCCTCGTTGATAGCCAACCATAATTAGGATTAAAAAATCAAAAAATCAATTAAATTTTTGATGTTTTAATATTGATAAAATTAAGAAAGACCTTTTTATTTAGGCAATCTCACTATCATAGATGTATAATATAAAGATACGTTTTACTAAAAATTCAGAGATGTAAAAAATCGTGGACAATCAAAACCCATCATTTGGTAAAAAGGGAATGAGATGCCCTTACTGTAAGGTTTATGCCAATCAACAATGGTCATCTTGTAGTGCACGTGCGAGAGTAGAGCCTGAAGATATCACCATAAATTCTGGCAAAGAAAGCTATCCTGTTTTGAACCAAGTGATGGAATTTCATTCGGGAAACCAACTTGACCAAATATTCATATCAAAATGTGAACATTGTGAAGAGATTGCTCTTTGGTGGAAAGGAAAATTAATTGTTCCTTCTAATCATATGGCTCCTGATCCGAATTCAGATATGCCAGAGGATGCGAAACAATATTACCTTGAAGCTGCCAGTATAGCTCAAGCATCCCCAAGAGGAGCAGGGGCTCTATTACGTTTGTGCCTCGAAAATCTATTAAAAAATATTATCGATTCAAATGATAATATAAACAAAAAAATTGGAAAATTAGTACAGGAGAATCGTCTTTCTCCTAAAATTAAACAGGTCTTAGATATAATCAGAGTAACAGGAAATAACGCTGTTCACCCAGGCGAAATTTCTACTATTGATACTTCCGACGAGATAACAGTTATGTTTGACTACATAAATATGGTGGTCGAGCAACTCATAAGTCAGCCAAAAGAGATTCAAGGTAAGTTTGATGCTCTTCCACAAAGTATTTTAGCAGCAATTGATCGAAGAGATCACAAACAAGAATAAGCTTGATTTGTACCTAATTTAATTGTGATATAATATTAATTAGAGGTACAGAAAATTATGCCACATGTATTACCGTCTCAGGTTGTTGATTATCTTAATAATAGACCAAATAATATTCAAAGTAATGATTCTTCAATCCATATTGGTATGGATTATATTGGATATTTGTCTGGTCTAATTAGAATAATTAAAGAAATACCGACAGAATATCTAACAATAAGTGGAAAAGATTATACGAATTTAATATTTGCACTTGAATCTATTAGCGCTGCTATTAGAAACTGGCACCCTGATGGGCACAGAGTGCAACTATCCTTAAAACCTTATGAAGAAAAAAATCCGCATATAAAGCACAGTCTGCTCGACTTAATTGAAAGTCTATTAAAAAAATGCCCAGATGAAGTTCCCTCACCTGAAACAACCGAGCTGTCATTTATTGACGATGAATATATGCGCAAAAGTATTCGCTTAGATCTATCTAGCGCATATACTGCTCTTCATAACGTAGAATGGAAAGCTGCTACGGTTTTAGCTGGATCTGTTTGCGAAGCTTTACTGATGTGGGCAATATTGAAAGTAGACAAAAATATTTCTGAAAAAAATAAACGAAAAGGGCTGGCATACTTTATCACACAGGCCATACACCTGAACATCATAACAGAGAATACTCAAAAGATTGTCGATGTTGCTCGTGATTACCGGAATCTGATTCATCCAGAAAGGGCTCAACGGTTAGGTCAAAGCTGTGATCGTGCTTCTGCAATGACAGCATTAGCTGCGGCGGAATCTATTATCAGAAATTTGAAGTCCAAAAACGGCTTTGAATTGTCAGAATAGACACTAGAAGTGTGATAAATCTCAGTGCAAAAATAATATCCCAAACAAGTGATTCCCGATAGAGAATCGAGAATAAAGGCTATCGGGTATAATATCGAGCGATTTATACCCGCTAAACCCTGTCGTATTATTTTAGATAACGGAAACTAATTGTAACTATTTTCTAAGAGATCAGAACAAAGAGTATCGAAACTGAACAAAGGCATCTAAACAGGTTACGTTGCATCAATGCCTGACAGCTTTTTTATAAATTTCTCTTCTATTACCAATTCGGACAACCAAAATCCGCATCACATTATCTTCAATATCTGCAATGATGCGGTAATCACCAATTCGATACTTCCATAAACTGCCTAGTGTTGTTCCCTTTAAAGCCGCCCCCAATGACCTTGGGTCATCAGCCAAGGCCAATCGTTCAGATAAAAATCTTAAGATCCGCTTAGCTGGCTGTGTTCCTAATTTTTTCAACTCTTTTTGCGCGGCTGGATCGAATTCAATTTTCCAAGCCATATTCGGCCATAATATTTTCTAATGGGACAGTCTTGGTCTGGCCGGAACGGATTTTAACTGCGCGCGCTTCTGCTAGATAAATATCCTCAAGCTCTTCCAAATGATGAAGTATGGCTTCTCTGGCATAAAAAGTCTTAGTTCGACCTGTTGCTTTGGCTAATGCACTTAAACGGTCTTCTATTTCTTCTGGTAGTCTGATCGCTAACATCTCAAATCTCCTCTGCTATACGTGTATAGCAAAATAGCCAGTAGCTTCCAATCCAAACTTTAGAAATCTAGCTCGTTGGGAAACGGTTACAATTGGTTTTCGTTATCTAAAATAATACGACAGGGTTTAGCGTCTATAATTTGAAGTATGTATACTCACTAACAGCATATCCAGCTTTTGTGTCGATAATCACCTGTAAACCGGCATTTCGATAATGCGAATTGTTAGGAATTAGATAGCCCTACCGAAAGGCAAATTTCTTTCTCGCCGAGCCTGTGAGCGAAGCGAGCAGCGCCGAGAGAGTAATGGACGATATGCTTTGAGAAGGATAGCTGTCGTTGTCATGGGCGCATCTGTCTTGTTTGGATAAGGAGGCGGGCGGTTTCATCGGGTGATAGCGGCATCCATCCGTTCTTTTTCCGTTTATCTCTGTGATTTAGGCAAGCTGTGATCTGGTCGGGACGATAACCACGAGCTTTGAGGGTTGAGAGGAAAGGATCGCTGTCAGGTTTTCGATCACAAATAGCGTCTGCACTGCCTGCGGTAGCAGGAGCAGTGCAGTCCTTATTCTCTTTTTGGTTTTTAAATTGATTGGAATGGTTATTATTAAAATAACTATAACAGGATAGAGTATAAGAATTGAACTCGCGTTGATTGTCCGAAATTTGGGGCTTTTTTGAGGTATCTTCCTTGACGGTTTGGGAAGGTGTTTTAACCTCTTCCTGACCGGTCTGTGCTACCTTCTTAGCCTGAGCTTCTTGTTCCCGTTGGTCTGCACGCTCGATAGATTTGGCGAGCTGTATCAATGAATCTGTGAGCGCATTAGGCGCTTTTGCCCCCGATATTTCTTTCATAAATTCTACAGGGGGAAGATTTTCAATTATGGCTTTGGTTTCGGCTTTATCCGCCTCTTGGGCGTGGTCAATATCGTCAGGAATAGGCGAATTCCTCCGACGCATCACACGCTCGAAAACCTGTCTGGCCAACTCTGGCCAAGACTTGGGCGATAAAAAGCCGTAGGCATTACTGGTCTGCTTGCGACGGGGGCCTTTGCCGTCCGCCTTGATCTTAATTGATCGGCGTATCCAGCGGATGAAGCCTAAATCCTGTAATTGCCGCAGCAATTTGACGACGGTTGCCCGTGCATAGCCGACACGATCGCATATTGTGTCGAGGGTCGGTTCCAGACGGCCAGTTTTAAAGTCGACCATCCGAAACAGCATCTTTAGAAGGCGAACGGCCTTATCGCTTAAGCCCTTGGTTTTGATCGAATATTGATCGACCGCTTCCAAATAGGCACCGATCTCTTGCGGATTGACCGGCTTCCAGACCGACTTCTCGCGTTCGCCCACCTCATAAGAATCCCGATGCACAGGATCAGGCGTTCGACGGCGGGTTTTATAGCGGGTGGCTCGTTCGAGAGGGTCCCTACGTCTCGCAATAGCTGTTTTGCGGGCGATATCTGCAGCGGTTTCAGGATCACATCCGCTAGATACCATCTGATCAAAATATTCGATTTCGTCGAAATCTGATGCGGGGGCTGTAACCTCACTATTGGTATTTGATGCCAGAATTTCGGGGGCGGCGCTATTGGCCAAGGGCATTGATTTAGAGAATGTTCGATCTATTTTATGCTGTTCTGCGGCCTGATCTGCCATGATCTTTGCGCTGTCATATGGCATGCCGGTTTCTATCAACATTATTCGATAGGTGCCGCGCTTGAAACGGCCTAATCTGTCAACAAAAGGGCTGGTTTCTGGCGTTAAATCTTCAAAATTTGGCATATCCTTTTCAGGCATAGAAAAGCCGCGCTCGGACAAAGCCGAGGCGGCATTCTCTTGTGACAAAATTGCTCTCTGGGAGTCGATGACGGGACGCGCTGACTTCATTGCACTAACTCTTGGCTACTTTGGATTTGGCGATTTCATCGACAAGGGGGCGTAAAACGCGGTCAGGCTGGCCATTGCGATGACCAGCAACAACATGCCGCAGCTTCTTCACATCGAATTTTTTCTTTTTAAGGTCGCGATAGAAGTCTGAAATCTGCTCATCCAAGCGCGACTTTTCATTTTCAAGGGCAACAAGCCTTTGAATTGCTTCATCTAATTCTTGTGAAACCGCACTGATAGGGTCGTAGAAATCAGGCATTTTCATCCCCCTTTATAATAGTTTCAAAAATTACATATTTAACTTTTGAAACCATTTTAGGCATAACAATATCATGCGGCTTAATTGTCATTTGACTTCGCCTTTTCGCGCTTTTTCAGACGAGGAGATTTCGGAAGATCCAGCGAGACCTCGAAGAATTTCGGCTCTTCAATCGTGTAGATAAAAGAAATCTGTAATAAAAAGCGGTGACCACATCGCTTATTAGTGCACCTTGCATAAACATTTCTAACAAGCGGCGTTGTGCTGTGGCTTCCATCAGAATGCGTGCGCGAGCCGCAATAAGGACAATATACTGAAGGAATTGTTGCGATATTATTTTTCATAAAAAAACACAACTTCCAATTGTTAAGCTAATGACTAACAATCTAGTGAGTTGTATTTTTTGACTCTGTTCGCTAATCATTGTTAAGTTCACAGTTACGAATCTACTTAATAATTGTTTAAAATTACCAATATCACTCATCACAATTTTAGACAACTGATATTATTAACCAACACCTAAAAACAATTTTTAAAAACCCAATTTTTTATCTTTATTAACCCAAGGATTTTAGATTCTTGGCATGAGCAATAAAATCTACGCACCAGCTCTTGATGAGCGCAAAATTGAAAAATTGCGGCAATGGATGCATGATGAACGGTCAATCCGAGGCTGGGGTGCAACAAAGCTTGCACGTGAAGCATCGGCCGCAGCCAAGCGTCAGGGTGTAGAGCTCTCATTAAAACAACAATCTGTTTCAGCTCTAGAACTCGGCTATATGAAAAGCATCCCGAAATGGATTAGTTATGTTGCTGCTGCGTTTGAAGATAATCCGCCTCCAGCAGGGCTAGAAAATATTGAATCGGTCAAATGCAAACGTTCTACTGAGGTTGTTCCGAACGAAATAGATCTCAACAGAATGTTATTAGGCCTATTGGCTCCTATGGAAATCGATCCTCGCGATCCATGGTCGCTGAAACAAAAAATTGCATCATCACTAGCAAAACGGCTTCCAATTGCGATGAAGCAGCCGCAGCTTTACGCTGACATCTAAACATTATTGTCCCCCTGAATTGACAATATCCAATTCTATATTGGTTATTTTCCAACAGGGGGAAACTTAATGAGATAAATTGATGACAAAACGTTCTCATTTAGAAATCGAACAGCTCGAAAAAGTCCGCTTCTGGATTCGCGAGAACAGGCGCATGAGGGGATGGAGTGCCCGAAAATTAAGCGAAGAAGCAAAGCTAGCGGCTAAACGCCGTGGAAAACTTGCGAATGTTAGTCAGCAATCAATTTCGTCATTTGAAGCAGGGCATAACAAAAGCATCCCTGCATGGATCAGCTTATTAGTTGATACTTTCGAAGATACTCCGCCGTCAATCCCGATACCTGAAATATCTCAACAGCCGTTTCCTATAGAGAAACCCTGCACAAAGAAAATTCCACCAGAGACTGACTTAAGAAAAATATTGCTCGGGCTGCTGGCTCCAATGGAAGTCAATTTGCATGACGCATGGTCATTAAAACAACAGATAGCCACATCACTAGCAAAACGGCTCCCAGTTGCGATAACTCAACCCCAGCTTTACGCTGATATCTAAACATTTTATCCCCCTGAATTGACAATTCTCAATTCTATATTGGCTATTTTCCAACAGGGGGAACTGTTTTTTATGAGCTTAACCCATGACAAAACGCTCTCATTCAGAAATAACTGCTATCGAAGACGTTCGACGCTGGATTCGCGATGAACGTAAAATTCGTGGTTGGAGCGCTAGAAAATTAGCAGAAGAAGCTAAATTGGCAGCGCAGCGCTTAAATAAGCAAACTGATGTAAGCCAGCAGTCAGTTTCATCTTTTGAGAATGGTCATAAAAAAAGTTTACCAGGCTGGATTACGTTTGCTGCCGCAGCTTTTGAAGACACGCCACAGCCGGAATCACTTCAAGTTATTGCAGCCGCATCTCCTCAGTTTGCTAAGAAGCCATGCACAAAGAAGATCCCACCAGAGAAGGATCTACTAAAGATTTTTCTTAGCTTACTTGCACCAATTGAGATTAATCCTCAGGACGCTTGGTTATCCAAGCAACAAATTGCGGCATCGCTAGCTAAAAGATTTCCTGTCGTAATGTCTCATCCGCAAGCATTTGTAGATATCTAAACATTTTATCCCCCTGAATAGCCAATTCCCAATTCTATATTGGTTATTTTCCAACAGGGGGAACTGTTTTTAACGTGGGTTAAAAATCAAAAAATCAAGCTATCAATAGCCATTGGTTACCTATATAGTAGCTAAGATGAGTACACATGCAGACATGTCGATAGGACATTCAAAAGAACATAGTAAATTAGGACATTATCAATAATATTCTTAAAGACATTGCATTGTGGGCAGACAGGAAGCCGATGACAAAATATTTCCCAAAAATTAAAAGCATAGAGATAAAAAAATTATTCGGAGAAAAAGATTTAAAGTGGGATTTAGAGGATTCTGTTAATGTCCTCGTTGGGAATAATGGAACCGGAAAATCAACATTACTTGAAATCATAAGAGAGTTATTATCCAAAAGACAACCAAAATTTTTACGTAGTATAGCTTCTGTAAAGATTAGGCTAATAGGTAAATCTGAAGTATTATATCAAAATAATGAACTAACTCCTGATGAATTTAATGACTTAATTTCTTTTTTGAAAGATTTAGAAAAAAATAATAACAGGATTATAGGAGATTCGATTACTCTTCTCGAGGAATTAATAAAAAATAACAAAAACTCAAAACCACTTTTAGGGAAATTCCATTTCAGCCCAGGAACGGATATTCGAAACGAGCAAGATATCGCTGTAGAGTATGTTTCAACAGTTGATATGAGTGCGAATTATACTAACCTAGTTACGAGAAGTAATGGAGAAATAGAAAATATATTAGATGATGATATCTCTAGAAAATTATCGGAACTTAAATCAAAACAAAAAGAAACAAAGAAACTTATTTACAAATAAAAAAACGTATCAATGATAGTTTAAATTTATTTCTAGGTGATAGTGGAAAGTCAGTATCCTTTGATAAGGATATTGTTATTACATATAAAGAAAATACGATAGATATAACTTCTCTCTCATCTGGAGAAAAACAAGTAATATATATATTCTTAAGTGTAGCCAATGCGTATTTTAATCGCGCTATTATACTTATGGATGAACCAGAAATATCATTACATTTAAATTGGCAAGAAAAGCTGATCTCCACGATCAGAGAAATAAATCCTGACAGCCAATTAATAATAGTAACACACAGCCCAGCTATAGTTATGAAAGGCTGGCTTAGTTATTTTAAAGATATTGCTGATATTACAGTGGGGAGCAAAAGCTAATGGCTAGTTTTAAAAGCTATCTCACTAATCCAGAGTATGTTTCAGCCTATCCTTTGGAAGAAAAAGAAAAAGATAAAGAAAAAGGAATAGTATATGTAGAAGATGAAAATGATATTCCTTTTTGGGAAGAAATAATAAATTCGGTTGCAAACGGCAGATATAACGTTGGCATTGCAGGCAGTGATGAAAAACGTAGAGGGAAACGATTCCTTGAAACAATATACAATGAAGTAAATTCTAAAGTAATTATTGCTGTTGATAGTGATTATGACTACATCTGTCCCGATAGTAGTGAAGAAGCAAAAAAACTAATTAGCAGTCCATTTATATTACATACTTTTTCTTATGGATCAGAAAGCGTTAGATATTCTAATAAATTACTTAAATCTGTTATTAAAAAAATCAAATATTCAAAAGAATTTTATGTAAATATAGAATATTTTATTCTGAATATCTCGAAAATAATTTACAAATCTTTTGTTTTATTTGCATTTTTAAAAAATAAAAATTCTAATTTTGTTGAAGATAAAGACTTCAAAACGATCTTCGATATTGGTCTTAATGAAAATGAATTGTTACGCCTTGATGATAGAAACAATTTCTCTTTTAATGACGAAATTATAACTAGAATAAAAAATAAAAGCGATCTTTTGAGATCAAAATATCGCGATATTTTGAAAAAAAACAGTACGTTTTTAGAGTTAAAACATTACGTTGGCAGACTAAAATCCCTTGGTTTAACAAAAGAAAATACATGTCGTTTTATCTGTAGTCACGCTTTTGAAGATAAAATAATTTTACCAATTTTAAGAGAAATAAAACAGAATATTTGTACTTTAGAAAAAAAAATAATAGGTATTGAAAAGGCAGAAGACAATTTCAAAAAACAGAATTTTAGTAAAATCAACAAACATTTCAAAGAAAAATGTAGTATAAAAACTTTAATACACAGCAATGACTCTTATAAAGATGATGCCATATATAAAAGAATTTTAGTAAAAGCCTCTAAAGCCGTAGAATAAATACGATTTTCTTAAAAAATTTAATGAAAGAGACTCAGAGAATATATCTCGTTCTGCTCAAGAATGCCATTACCATACGATCAATGCTGATGCTGAGGACGGAACAGCGACATGCAGTTGTGACTGTTTTACAAAAAGAGGATTTTATGCCCATCTTGACGCGACCTTCGTTGAAGGTGAAACAGCCATGATTCATCGCATCCATGAAAATGAAGCGAGACACATAATACGCTATATGGCAGGTATGATCCAACCACCAATAAAGTGGAAAACGTCGCGGAAGCGTAACCTGAAATGGCGTGGGCGCGGCGAGAAAAATCCTCCAGTTGTCTGCTTTTACGGCAAAGACCAAGATAATCCAAAACTCAAACGCGAAGATTTCATGAAAAATGCCGAAGAGAAAGGGTTTGCTACCTATAAAAGCTTTAGTCGCTTTGCAGATATTGTAGTCATGGAAATATCTGCACGATATCAAGATAAAATCGACGCGTTTGAAGCCGATAATTTCCCTGTTCTGACTTATCGAGAATGGGATAATTTTACTATTGCTGGTGAAAATATACCGGATTAGAAACGGCTTAAAATCTTTGCTTTTGTTTCATTAAATTCTTGTTCAGATAATATTCCTTTCTCTTTTAGAACAGCCAGACGCTCAAGCTCGGCTATTGGTGGGATGTGTTCACTTGAAGGTATATTTTTTTTCTGCTGTTTTTTACGAGAGCGCAGCAATTTGTTAGCAATTTCACCAAAAATAGGCACCGTACGTTTGTTACAATTATCAATTACAATAGACCGATTACCAATATCTATTATTACTTTTCCAAAGACCCAACCTTGAGATACAGAAACAGCCTGCACCTGATCTAATGTAATATTCTGGCTATCAATAGAACTCGTCATGAATGCGGCATCGAGAGCCAGAAATCGTTCTGTTGTAAGAGCTAGCAACCATGTATTTGATCCAAAATCAGACTTATTGGATGTCTCGGTATGGGACATTAAACCACTTGTAACGGCAAGAACAGTTTCTCCAGCTTCGATATAGCGAGGAAGCGCTTTAAATTCTTTTTTAGTTCCAAAGACATCAAATGGAACATCATTCAATTTACAAATACCTGCCCAATCATTTTTAAGCGTTAATTCTGCATATTGTTCTATATTATCGATCATATTTTATACCGAACTATTTATTTGATGTATTTTATATATAAACAACAAGTAAATATTATCCATGATTTACTTGTTGTTTCGTTGACTAGTGCCGTGTTCAGAGCAAAAACGTCTGTGAAAATACGATAAAACATAGAACACGACATGAAAAACGATATACAAAACGCCCAGGAATACAACGATTTAAATCAGATTGATGATTGGAAAACGAAGAATTTGCAATTGAATCATAGTGATTTTCAAGCCAGCTCCGAAATGAGGCTGGCTTGAAAAGCTTACAGCTAAACAAACTGAATAAGGACTAAAAAATCCTCTTCATTTAATCTCGACTCTGATATCTCCATCAGTTATATTGTAGCCACATCAAAGCTACATATGGAAAGATTATGAAAGCAGATTCTGTTGTTAGAGCGCGCATCCCAACCTTGACCAAGGAAGCCGCGATTAAAACTTTGGAGCAGATGGGACTTAGTATTTCTGATGCTATTCGGTTGCTGATGACTAAAATAGCCAATGAGCAGCGTCTTCCTTTTTCGGTTGAATTACCAACGGCAGAAACCCAAAAAGCGATTATCGAATTGGAAAGCGGAAAAGGTAAGGCTTTTAAAAATGCAAATGCTCTGTTCGATGAATTAGAAATAAGGTGAAAGTCACACTATCTAATGATTAAATAATCGATTTCATATTATTTATCCTCAGGTTGGAACAAAAGAGGAACTGCGAAATGTCTTATACAGAAATCAAGGCCTGATGATGGATGCACATGTGTGGAGCGATAATCTAAGCCATCTATATCTTCACAAGTTACATTTTCTTCTTCGAGCATTTTATTTGCCCATTTTTCCATTAATTTTTTTACATCTCTTTTATAAAAATAGATTAAAATCCCGCCATTTAATTCTCCAGGAAGACCGGTGCTATAACGAGAGATGAGTTGCTTAAATCCTTTATATATAGATCCAGGACCCTCCCATAACTTAGCCTCACCGATCCATAAAAATTCATCACGTATACAAATTGAAATATCAGTATGCCCTCCAATTTCAGTATCATGCTGAAATGGGAGACCTCCCCCCTCTAAAATTTCAATTATCGACACTGTAATTGCATCTTCAGACAAATTTTGCTTATGTCTTTTATGTGAAACCAGTTTCCTAATAGCATTTTTTATAAGCCATTCGATAGATTCAACAATCTTGCCTTCGTCTCGAGAAGTAAGGGCTATTCGTGCGTGCTTGAAACACGGATTGTTATCTTCAAAGGATATAAAATCACGAAGGGTTTCCGCCATCTTTATCAGAGAACCCTATCTACAAAAAAATATTCTGAAACTTTGTATGCAGGCCTTAACAGGTCTCTGAAATCTTCAACTTCATCACCCGTCCTTGGGTGTATAAAATAATTTTTTTCATGTGCATCATAGGCATCATAGGCTGATACTTCGATTTCACGGTCGTCGTCTTCATCTAAAAACAAAAAATATGGGGTCAAGACATCTTTTATAGATGTCAACGCATTCAAAGCGGCAAATAATATTTTATCATCAACTGGATTTGTTATCCAACTGCGCAGCATAGTAAAAGTAATTCTTTGCGCCTGCTCTGGAGACATTTTAGACAAATGATCAATGATATTGGTGCAAACCGTATAAACCGGTTGTTGCGTTGTTTTTTTAATCCTTTCTTTGATCATCGCAATGTCCATGCTACCCCCAATGAGTAAAATATATTACTCCTCATTTTACAGATATTTTAAGACTTCTTTCTTAACGAACTCATAATCATCAACACCAGTGCAATTTAAAAAAAGCATTTCAAATAGCTCAGGATTTGGTGAAGCTGTTTCTACAGAGCGACTATGTAAACCAATCTCAGGATAAGAATACACACTACCTTTTTCTAATTCCCGCGTCCACATGACATTTTCACGATATATGGCAATGGGGGTACTAAGTGTTTGAGATCCGCCTATATGATAGGTCTCTGTACGACAACAGACTCCATCTTTTCTAGATTTTTCTAATTTCTGAGCTCCATCAGAAACCATAAAGCCCAATTCTATTATTTTCCCATTATTTTTATCATTGTATAGATTTTCCAAAATTGGAAATAAATTTATTTTATTTTTAAATATATCACCGAATCTTCTTTTAAAAAAGACTCACATAGAAATATTACATGCTCAGCTTTATCTTTTGAATTTAACGGTACTGCATCTACGCGTAGTTCTACTATATTTTCATTCTTGGGAACCCAAAGTACATCGGTCGCTTGGATTGCCAGTTTTTTAATTCCTATAATTTCTTCGAAATCATTAAGCTCTTTAGGAATATTTTGCATCTTAGATGTAGAAATTTTATTTTTTTTAACAAAATTTCTTTTGGTTCCCAAGACGATGGCCCATCCGTCTCGGGATTCATCGATAGAAACAATTTGAGTATCTGTGTAACCATTCTTCAACTGGTCTTCTTTTAACAAGACCGGATACGATAATACTATTCTAGCAGTGGGATTATCAGGTTTTAAACTGGTTAATTTTTTCCGTAAATCTTTGATTTCTTGATCGCATAGTTGATAAAAACGAACGATCTTCTCCCCACAAAGAAGGTGTTCATTTAAAGCAGCTTCAAGCTTATCCGTGTTTTTTTCGTAATCATCATCAAGAGCTACAGCTTTTTTTACAGTAAGATTCCACCCCTGAGACCTTTGTAATTTTAAGGATTGAAAGATAGTATATGATACCGGCCAAGGCATACGAGTTGCCATACACGAAATAATATCACTTGCTCTTGACACAATTCTCACCAATTAAAATAAAAACTGATTCTATACTAATATAATTAACATATTATAGGCTATATTTTATAGCAAAGGTCGCTTTTATAAAAAAATGAATAGCTTTTTTCGGGTCTTACCGGTGACTATGGTACCAAATGCAGGTAGGTCTGATTAGTGATTATTAGGCTATTTTGTAGACTTTTAGAGAACAATGTATAAGCAATAAACAGGTATCATTCGAATTAAGGCCTTTTGTTAGAAAACTAATGTGAGAAAGACAAAACATTTTTTGATTTTTTAATATTTTAAATATTTAATTTTTTAAATTTATGTTAGTACTAATCCCATGAAATCACATTATCTATGCGCTATTGTTCTAGGGCTAGTCAGCACGGCTGCCGCTGCCGGAAACTATAAGAGTTGTCAGTTCAGTTCTGGTATAAAAACATATTGTAGCGCGCCCTTCTCCGGTGAAGCCGTCATTCTCGATCAAGGGCGCTATAAGCGTTGTCGGTTCAGCTCAGGCATGAAAAGCTTTTGTGACGCGCCCTTCTCCGGTGAAGCGGTCGTTCTTGACCAAGGACGCTATAAGCGTTGCCGGTTCAGTTCAGGGATGAAAAGCTTTTGTAGCGCAGCATTCTCTGGCGAAGCTATTGCTGATTAGATATCTCATAAAATTCGGAATAAAAGCATAGCTACTGATAAACGTGTTCAGCATTAATAATATGCAAATATATTTTTATATAATTATAAAAAGATAAAAATATGAAAATTAAATATCTATTCACTATTGCTCTGGCCTTGATCAGCTCAGCGGCCACTGCCGAGCTGTATAAAAGCTGCAATATTTTTGCAGGGCAAAAGATAAGCTGCGAGGAACCTTATACCGGAAAAACGGTCATTATTATACCGGAAAAACGGTCATTATTGATCGTAAGATAGATCCTTCTTCTTCAAGAAAACACTGCTGTCAGTAAGAATTATTAAATGAAGATTAAATATCTACTCACTGCTACTCTCGCTCTGGCCAGCACTGCAGCAACAGCTGGGGACTATAAAAATTGTGATTTTACTGCCGGATCAAAAAATTACTGTACAGGTGCTTTTACCGGAAAGGCTGTAGTTCTTGATCAAGGGGACTACAAGAATTGCGATTTTACCGCTGGATCAAAAAATTACTGTACAGGCGCTTTTACCGGAAAGGCTGTAATTCTTGATCAAGGGAACTACAAAAATTGTGATTTTACCGCTGGATCAAAAAATTACTGTACAGGCGCCTTTACCGGAAAGGCTGTAGTTCTTGATCAGAATTAGACACTTCAGCATTAAAATTGCAATAAAAGCATAGCTACTAATAAACGTGCTCAGCATTAATAATATACAAATATACTTGTATATAAGTATAAAAAGATAAAAATATGAAGATTAAATATCTATTCACTGCGGCTCTGGCTCTAGCCAGTACGACTGCGGTCGCTGGACTGTATAAAACTTGCGAAATATGGGCAGGTAAAAAAAATACCTGTTCCATGCCTTACCATGGTCAAGCGGTCATTCTTGATCAAGGACTGTATAAAACTTGTGAAATATGGGCAGGGGAAAAAAACACCTGTTCTATGCCTTACCATGGTCAAGCGGTCATTCTTGATCAGGGACTATATAAAATTTGTGAAATATGGGCAGGTAAAAAAAACACCTGTTCCATGCCTTATAATGGACAAACCGTCATTCTTGATCGTAAGATAGATCCTCCTTCTTCAAGAAAACACTGCTGTTAGTAAGAATTATTAAATGAAGATTAGATATCTACTCACTGCGGCTATCGCTCTAGTCAGTACAACTGTGTTTGCTGAAGACTATAAGATTTGCCATTTTTCTGCTGGCATAAAAACTGATTGCGCTGAACCATTTACTGGAAAAACCGTAATATTCGACCAAGGAAGCTACAAGATTTGCCATTTTTCTGCTGGTATGAAAACTGACTGCGCCGAACCATTTACTGGAAAAACCGTAATATTCGACCAAGGAAGCTATAAGATTTGCCATTTTTCTGCTGGTATGAAAACTGACTGTGCCGAACCGTTTACTGGAAAGGCTGCTATTCTAAATCAGAATTAGATTCTTTCGCTTTAAAATTATAACGAAAGCATAAATATTAATAAAAGTGTTCAGCATTAATAATATATAAATATATTTGTATATAAGTATAAAAAGATAAAAGTTATGAAAATTAAATATCCACTCACTGCGGCTATCGCTCTAGCCAGTACGACTGCGGCTGCTGGAAATTATAAGACTTGTCACATAAGCTCAGGAAATAAAACCGATTGCTCTATGCCTTATACTGGCAATACGGTCATTCTTGATCAAGGCCAGTATAAGACTTGTCACATCAGTTCAGGAAACAAAACTGACTGCTCTATGCCTTATACTGGTAATACTGTCATACTTAATCAAGGCCAATACAAGACTTGTCACATAAGCTCAGGAAACAAAACTGATTGCTCTATGCCTTATACCGGCAATACCGTCACGCCTGATCCACATTAGACACTTCAGCATTAAAATTGCAGCGAAAGCATAGCTACTGGTAAAAGCGTTCAGCATTACTTATATATAATCATATTTTTATATGATTATAAAAAGATAAAAACATGAATGTCCGATATCTATTCACTGCTACTCTGGCTTTGATAAGCACAACTGCCAATGCCGAACTATATAAAAATTGCTATATTGCAAACGGAAGAAAAACTAGCTGTACTTCACCTTATGACGGCCAAACCGTTATTCTTGATCGCGGGCTATATAAAAGCTGCTATATTGCAAACGGAAGAAAAACTAGCTGTACTTCACCTTATGATGGCCAAACCGTTATTCTTGATCGCGGGCTATATAAAAGCTGCTATATTGCAAACGGAAGAAAAACCAGCTGTACTTCACCTTATGATGGCCAAACCGCTATTCTTGACCAGAAGATAGATCCTTCTGCCTCTAAAAAACACTGCTGTCAGTAAGTATATTTAAGACTACAGATATATGTTTATGTATACATAAATGAATAATTTTATAAAAAGATAAAAGTTATGAAAATTAAATATCTACTCACTGCGGCTATCGCTCTGGTCAGTACAGTTGTGTTTGCCGAAACTTATCAAAACTGCCATTTTGTATCCGGTTCGAGAAGCTACTGTGCCGGTCTGTTTACTGGAAATAGCATAGCCTCTGACCAAGGGAGCTATAAGAGCTGCCATTTTGTGTCTGGTTCGAAAGGCTATTGTGCTGGTCTGTTTACTGGAGATAGCGTAGCCTTCGACCAAGGGGGCTATAAGAGCTGCCATTTTGTGTCTGGTTCGAAAAGCTACTGTGCTGGTCTGTTCACTGGAGATGCTGTGATTCTGGTCCAGAATTAGATATTTCTGCATTAAAATTCGTAATCAAACCGTGATCACGGCTAATGGCATGGTTAACATCAGTGACACGCCATTCTTGCTGGTCTATAATAGATTTAAACCCTTCGGTTTTTATTGACTGACAAACAGATAGGGTCGGTAGTCCGTTTGCGACAAAAATCTGTAATTTCTGATCACCGCGCATACGATGATTATATTCCGCTCGTGCCGCCTGCATTGCAGATTCCGCACTATAGTAGCAATGCGAAAGACGCTTAGTTGCTGTGCCTTCTCCAAATTTTACAATGTGATAGCGCGCGTATTTTTTAGAGTGCCATTTCGCCTCGATCGCTCCAGCCTCTACATGCGTAACGTCATAAATATAATTTGTAATCGAGCTTTTCCGAATTTTTAATTTCGGCAATTTCTGTCCTGTTGCCGTTTTCTCGCCACCCCTCGGGATAAAAATCAGATAGTTGTTTTTGATCGTGCCGGTCGCGTCTCGCTCACGAGCGAGGCGTTGAATGAGGGCAAGATCGCTCTCATTTTGTTGATGTACTGAGCCGCTGGCCAATGAAGCCAATGTCGGATCAATACGAACTGTCAGATTGTTACGATCTGCTATCGTTTCTAGGATCGCGCCCAGTGTTGTATCATGCCACGCATAATCTTGGCGTTTTTTGATAACGCTTTCAATCGCTGCAGAATGAGCAGTAATTGATAACTGACGAGTTGGATCAATATAGCGCGAACTATCAAAAATAAACTGGCCTTTATTCACCAGTGACTGGCCTTTGAAGCCAATTCTTAATTCAATTATACTATCTGTATCTGGTATTTCTAGATGACCGTCTGTATCATCCAATGCAATAGTCAGCGTATCAACTTGTTCGCCTGCATGTTCGTGCAGGTCAAGATTGACGAGGCGTGGCCGGATTTTTGGGCTGACATCTTTACCATTGATAATGATCTGGAAATCTGGGGTTAAAATGCTCATACGTATGTAATCTGACTACTAGAGTTTATTGTATTGTCGTCATCGACGCGCTGTAGATGAAGTTCAAAATCTATCTGTCGTGGCCTGCCGTCTGACCAAAGATATTTCATCTTTTCTACTATGGATATGACTATATACGAGCCGTATATTTTTCCGGTGCCATCGACCAATTTCCAGTCCTGCCCCTGATCCGCCATTTCTCTGAGTGCATCAATCGAGACTATCTCTGCGCTTTGATTATGCTGATCTTGGCGTCCAGTCAGAAAATCAGAGATTTTGGATTTCGAAATTTGTGGATGAATGAGTTTATCGATGCGCTGTTTAAGCGAAATCCGCTGATTCTGCTCCGATGCAAGAGCGTTAGCTATTTCTGCATAAACAGTACCAGATAACGTCACTGTTTCGCCTAGTCCGGTGAACTGGGCAGCAGCACGCGCGCCTAAGCGTTTGTTAGAGCCAAATTCCCATGTCGTCGTTCTATCCAAATTTTCTGGAGCAAGTGACGATAACTCAAAAGTGAACATTCCGAGAGCAAATAACATTAGTAAACCCAATCTGGCGTGTCTGAATACTGAGGCGCGCGAATAGCGTCTTGAGCTATTTTCTGAACAGAATGGCCAATATCCATCGGGCTTTGATTAGGCGCGGCATTAATTGTGAAATGAAAAATTTGGCTTATAGGCCGAGTGTTTTTCGGCTGATTGGCGCCACTACCACGAGCTTCTTCAAAAACAGATTTCGTAATAATGCGGGGTGAATGACTGGATAATGCCAATCCCGATAAATCTGGCCGGAATGCAGATGAAACTTGCTCGGCCAGATTACGAATATGGTTGATCGGGTGATGCGCGTTATCAGAGATACCGTTATTCAGGCCATCGACAATGAAGCCTCCGAGGCTGTGAAAAACACGACTTGGAGAATGTATCCCCAGTTTTTCTTTGAACCAGCCGATGACATTGCTGCCCATATTTGTAACGGCTTCTTTGACAGCACTTCCTGCCGAGGTAATACCGTCGACTAGTCCATGGATGACATGACCACCCATTTCTTTGAAATCATTCCAGAGTCCACTAAAAAACTGACTCACACTGCTCCATGCTTGTTTGATCGCAGACAGACCTTCTGCTGTGTATTTTTTGATCGAATCCCAGTTCTGATAAATTAAATAGGCAGCACCAGCGATAGCAATAACGATTGCCGAAATCGCCAAGATAACAGGATTGGCCGCTAATAAAGCCCCAGCAGCGCTGATTGCCCGAACAATCAATTGGATGCCCGAGATAATCGTCGATGCGAAATTGATCTTCTTGAAAAGTCTAAAAAGTCCGAAGAGTTTTTTTACTCCCTTTCCAGCCTTACCAAAATGCTCAATCATTTTTACAAGAAAGCTGGCGTCTTTCAGTTTTCTAAAAAATTGAAAGGTTTTGTATAATCCAATTCCAGTGCTAGCTACGGTTCGGATAGCAAATCCAAGCCCTGCCATAGCAACAATAGCAGGCCCGACAACCATCGCTGTCTTTCCCAGATTTTTAATGAGCGTTTTATGATGCAAGGCAAAATTATCTACATTCCGGCTAATTTCAATCAGTTTTGCCGCTAGCGCTTGGATTTGAGGTAGAAGCTGAGTGCCAACATCAGCCGCTAAAGTGTCAAAGTTATTTTTTAACATTTTTAGCTGATTTGCTGTCGTTGCGGCTCGTATTTTGTTTTCGTTTTCAACGCCATCATTTTTGAGCATATTAGGATCATTAACAGCCGCCCTTTGCTGCTTAAAATGGTCGCTTTCGTTCGCCATGGTCGCGACAGATGAAGCGCCCTCTTTCCCAAAAATACCGTTTAGCAAAGCGCTACGCTTAATGACCGGCATTTTTTTAACCTGTTCCAGAAACTGAAGGATGGTCTCGCCTCCCCCCTGCTCCTGCATCAACTTCTGCCACTGGCCAGCTGTCTTGCCCGTATCTTTGAAATAGAGTTGCTGACGTTTTGTAGCGCCTTTATCGCCGACAGTTAGCGCGTTAAGCATATGCTTAATACCTGTCGATGCTTCATCGGCTTGAAGACCCGCTGTATCATTAAGATTACCTAACACAGCGAGATCAGAAACTGACATATTGGCATTTTTGACGATCGGAAGATTTTTAGCAAAAACTTCTCTGATATACTCGCCGTGGCCACCAAATTTATTCATGATAACGGACATCTGATCTAGCGTTGTATCAATCTGTTTTTCGGAATAATCATTGTTCCGCATATGGCCGATCATTGCACCAGTGCCTTCACGATCCATACCAAGTGCCACGGCTGCTTTGTTCGACTTATCTGTAAAATGCATTAACTGAGCAGTATCAATCGTGGCCGTGCCATCAGCATTTTGTTTAATACCGATTGATTGACGAGCAGCAGTCGCCGCAGATTCCGCTAATTCGGCATAAGTAGCTGGCCCATTATTAGCCATCGTTTTTAGAGCTGCATCAATATCTGCCTTTTGTGCAGCAGTCATTTTTGCCACTTTACTGATTTCCGCCATGGAATCTTCATGTTCGATGGCTGACCGTGCAACAACCAATGCCGGAGCTGCGGCAGCCGCACCCGACATAATTGTTTCCATCGAGCCAAATTTGGCAGCTTTTTCTCTGATCGCAACAAGACGCTTGGTATTACGCTCAAAACGATCAATATGGGCAGCCTCTCGCTCTAATGCATGATTAGTTTTCTCAATATGGTTTTTAAGCTTGTCTTGATATTGTCCGAGATGATCCGTTGAACCGCCAGCCGATTGCAGTTTAGATTTAAGCTGATCCAGTTTTTCATTCTGGGCTTTCAGCTTATCCGGCATATTCCCTACGATAGCGGCCAATTCATGAAGTTTTTTGACCTGCTTATCCGTAGGGTTCTTGGTGCCATCAATAGCGGCCTGTGTTTTTTTCAGCTCATCTTTATATTGACCAAGCCGTTTTTTTGTCTTCTCGATCTGATCTTGAGTGCGCTGGAAGGCTTCTGTCGCCGATTGAGCCCGCTTGAGTGCGTTCAATGCTTTCTGAGTATCTTGGAACGCTTTACTTGTCTTGACGCCAGACTTTCGGATACGTTCCAGCGGCGTAGTGACTTTGTCGAACGCTTCTAAAATAATTTTCAGTTTGAGTTCGTTACTCGCCACTCTCGCCACCATACATTTGATTAAATCGTTTTATTGCCCGCTCTCTCCAATCCATCAATTCAGAGACAGGCATTTCAAATAGCTGTTCTGGCGACCAGTGGAATATGGCCGCCAGATCTGCCACTACATCCTCTATGCAGTCTGGGACTGGCTCTCCGTAAAAAAACCGAGCGATTTCATAGTCAGAGATAGAAAGTCACCGACAGGCAATTTTTCAATTTCAGACGGCATCAATGCAGGCGTAGTGATGCGTGGTAAAAATTTGCACATCTGGTCAACATCGGTATTCAATAGCTGAGTGACACTGAGACCACGCAGATCACCAGTTACCGGTTTCCGTAATTCAATATTTTTGATTTCTTGCTCGCCGCGCATCAACGCATATCCGAGTTTGACGGTATTATTATCAAGCGCAGGAGCCGGAGTAGCTGCTTCTGCTACAGCAACGGCAGCGCCTGCAGTCTGGGTATCAGTGACTACGCTGTTATTGGCCGTAGAATCGGTATTCTCGGTGTTTTCGGTCTGATCACACATAGTTAAACTCCTGTTTTTAAAAAGAAATCAAAAAATTAAAATATTAAAAAATCATAAAATTAAATGATTTTAAAATTAAAATATTAAATAATGCCGAGCGTTTTAAACAAAGTTGATCCGATATTGATACCGTCAACAATCTCGGTTCCGAGAAGAGGATCAAGTTCAAGCAGCGTTGAACCATTCCAAACAATTTTCAGATAAGAGAGCTTGACTGTTCCTTTGAACGATCCGACATCCCCGACTTTTTGATCACCGAATTCAATGTCAGAATAGCGACCGCGAACGCTGACTTCGATGACATCAATAAGACCCGTGTCTTGCTGTTTGTATTCGCCGACAAATCTAAGAGGCAAGCCAGTGAGCGTTCCACCAAATGCAGAAAGGGTCTTCTGCATGGGACCGCCCGCAGTGAAAGTCAGTTCACCGAGATTATCCATCCCTAAATCGATCGGTACACCAGCTGGCATACCTCCGCCTCGCCAATCAGACGTTTTACGGGTTAATTTCGGAAGAGTGACATTGCTGACTTCGCCAAGCCATGTTTGGTCTCCATGAAAGAGAACCATTGTTTTTAGAGTTTTGGGTAAAGCCATTTTTATTCTCCGGTACCAGTCGAGCTAGACAGAGACGAATTCATGCTTGCGTAATACGTATCTGTAATTGTGGCCGTGATATTGAGGTTTTCATTGGGAGCTGTCGGCGTAAAATTATAACTGAGATACAGCTGACCAGCCGCGAGATTGGCAGCAGAATTCTTGTCTGTATCGTACCAGCATTTTGCCCCAATAATCTGATTTTTGAGCTTAAGGGTTCGAAAGAGATTATTGATTTCATCAACAATTGTTTGAATCAGTGCAGTCGTGAGCGGCTGATCGATCGCCCACTCGCTACCTGAAATAATCGATTCAATGATCGTATAATGTGTCCGTGTCGCACTTTCGAATGTATAGTCATGGTCTGAGGTTGCAGCACGGTTACCCCAGAAACGAAATCCATTATGTCGAATAACTGTGGTAATCTGGGACTGGTTCAATAAACCGGCATCAGAATTCATGCTTGTGAGATCAAAAGAAATCGGATGTTCTAATCCGAGAATACCACTGATAGCGACATTTGATACCGTCTTGTTAAATCCGATACTCTCGTCGATAGCCGCTCGCTGGCCAAGAGCAAATGCAGCAGATGAAAACACGTCATTTTTGGCATTGACGGAATCATATGCAATGACATTTGGCCAAACGAGCATCAGCTCACGTGCATCAAAATTTGCACGATATTTGATTGCATCAGCGACAGTATTTCCGACAGCGCTTGCATAGATCATTGCTCGCAACTGTTTTGCAATCGGGATTAAAGCTGTAACAACAGGCTGCGTATCGAGATCCGGCGCACCGATAATAGTCGGACGAAGTCCTGTTGCCGCTTCGGCTGAAAGTAAGGCTTGAATTCCGGTGCGCTTGCCATCGTAAAGCCCGATCACAGACGCATTAAGAGCATCTGTATCTTTGTTATCTGCAACACGGACAACAATAACCGGAGCTGAGACATTGGCATTGATTGCAATCAATGCTTTATGGAGTGTACCCGTTTTTCCAGACTTGCCAATAGCAGCGGTTAAATCGGAAATTAAGATTGGCGTATCGAGCGGAAATGTTGAATTGTCAGCGTCATCTGCGGTTGCAACGATTCCGATGACGGCCGTAGACGTAACTGTAATCGCGCCGGATGTATCAGACGTTTCATTAATTGAAATCCCGTGAATAATGGACATTATATGTTCCCTAGAGAGAGTGAGACCGATCCTGTTTTTGGCTGATTTTTGTATGAATACTGCATTGCGAGCACTGATTTACCAGTGCTATCGACTGTCAGATTAACGGTTTTCAGTGTCACACGCGGTTCCCATTCCGAGACTGCGTTTGCTGTCGATGCGTAGAGCAATAATTGCGTCCGAGCTGATAGCGGCTGGTCTAGTAATTCTGGGACAAGAGATCCGTAATCACGGCGACAGATACGGCTACCGACAGGTGTAGCGATGATGTCGCCAATTGACTGCCTGATTAGCGCGTTGCCGGAAAGCGACTGGCCGGAGTAACGATCAAAACTAGTCATCGGGCGGCCCCGCTATCGTTCCGAGCGCGTAGCAGGCTCCAAAGATTACTGCGCTGATCAGCCATCCCACTGCTTGACCTGTGATCATTGCGGTGGACTCGTAGGACCCATTTTAGTCGTATGGGTATGCGTTTTTAAACTGACTCCGCCTCCAGAGACGTCAGAGCTACCGGTTATTGCGTCAGCTTTGACTGTTTCTGCTGTCACTTTTCCAGAAACAGCAAGATCCCCGATTATTTCTAATCCCTGCGGAAATTTAAGCGTTGCACCACCTGCAAAATCGCCGATGAATTGTTTACTTGACAGATCATATTTGACTAGAGTCCCGTCACCGAAGGCCACAATAATTTCGTGGTCAGCTCCCTCTGGTAATGGACTATCGTTTGATGGCAATTGGCCAATAATCGCAGCACTATTCAAATCGCCATTAGGTGCAAACACGATAACTTGTGCACCCACAGGAGGTGGAGACCAAATGCTCAAGTTTTTGTTGGCTATAGTCGACCATGGAAGCTCTGGCGTATCGATATCTGAAATAGTGACAATAGCTCCAGTTGCGCTTGTGCTTTTCACGACCCCAAACGCGACTAGATTTGCTATCTTGCGATTTAAATTATTCATGCCAGATTATTGGCGCCAATTACCCCCTAATGGCAGACAGCTAGTTTCCATGGATAGGGGTCGTGGAAATTTTGTCCTGTTTTTTCTTTTTCTGTTGGACACAAAGGAGTGACGTAGCAGGATGCAAACTATGCTGATGGAGTCATTGTTGACTGGGTAGCTATTGAATCAGACTGCGCGTCTGTTACGATCGTCTGATCAGATGATGCCGTGTTCGCGGCAGTGGCTTTTTGTTCAGCTTCGTATTTGGCTTGAGATTCTTCGGCAGATTTCAATACAGCATCCTGTGCTGCCGCATCTGCTTCATGTTTTGCTTCAATCGCAGCAGCGGCAGCTTTCGCGGCGACTTGAGATGCCGCATAGTCATCCATCTGTTTTTTTGTCAAGGCACCTGAGTTGCAACTAGCGATGAGTCCGGATAGAATTTGAAAACAACGCTGCACTGTGTCCAGCTGATTAAGCGTGTTATCGTTGTAAAGCACAACTTGAACGTCACGAGGATAATCAAAAGGTTCACCGGAGCGGTCAACAAGACCAAAAACGACCGGAACAGTCATAGTTTTATCATCGAGAGTGCCAATAGATTTGAGGCTTGGCATAGTAATATTATTCATTGAATTACCCTTTATTTTTAGTAGTAAATGGGATTACAGGCGGCCAAGAATTCTAAGTCGGCAACGCGCCCTTACATAATTAGAAGCTTTTGGCGGGGCTTGCTTCTGCACAGCCGTTGAATCAAGCTGGATATCAAAGAGTTGATACCATTCGTCAGTTCCATCAGACACGCTTTCAATCTCTGTTGAGCATCCGATGTGAACAATTTTCGATAATTTTTTCGGATACGTCACTCGAAAGTTTTCTTCAGCAGCAGAAGAAAACGGAGTAAGAACCCACATTTCAATCATGCCGTTTGGATGAAACATCCATCCAGAATTTTCATCATCATTAAAATCATACATCGAACGCTGCAGAGCAGCAGGCGACATGCCCTGCCAAAATTCGGCATCAAGTCCAGAACCAGCACCCATAAAATTCTGGGCAAACATGCGCTGTCCGTTAATGAATACTGCGCCAGTCGGAGAATTTAAATCGAGGTTGCCCTGCGGGTTGAAAGCCAAGAATTGTTGAAAACCGACATTTGCGTTCTTTGCATAACCACGTGCTACACCGTCGTCGTCTGAATGTATGTCAACCGCATTTTGACCGTTCCATGACTGAACGTGCAACAGCCCCGTCGCGTTGACATTATTCGCACTCGATATCGCATCTCGTGTCCAGAAACGACCGTCTTGTAACGTTGATAATACCGCGCCATCTGTCCCATAATTGACCGTATTCCCGTCTGTTTGAAATGAAAAACGACGGTTTGCATAGACTATATCAACACGATCATTATATGCCGCAAACGCACCC